ATAAAACTAATTTCAAAAATAAATATTGGTATGTGTGTGTGTATTTTGATTTTACGAAAAACAAAGATAGTGTGTGACTATACTTTTTATCCTTTTCCGAAAACAGCAAGTGAATACACACCTCCATCGGATTTTACAACACTGTAATTAATAAATAACTACGTTATGCTCTGTAATTTTACATCATTTATTGATTTGTTGTATTTTTATTATAATTAATTTGTGGAAATACTACACGCTCAGCATATATGTGAATGACCGTTCTGCACATAGTTTTGAACGTGTAGCTTTTTTTTTAATTTAGAATTTTTTTAATTTAATATAAATTAATAAATTAATAAATTATAGAGCAAAATGTTGTTATATATTTATTACGGTATAACAAAATCCGATGAATGTGTGTAAACCTTTTGTTATTTTATAATATAATAATTTATGTAATATTTGTAATCGCTTTTTGTCTTATAACTCTTATTCCTCCACAATCTCTAATATTCCTAATTGTTATACCAACTTTCTTACATTCTTCCTCCAATAGACTTTGTGTAACCTTTCCTTTATTAATAAAAATTGTGTTGTATGTATCTATAATCTTAGTTTCTAGCACATTATCTGTCTTTGTATTGGTAATATTTCTAAATTCTTCTATTAGATAGTTGTACAATTCTTCATCTTTAATAATATAATTTTGAAGTGTGATTACTGATTTCTTTCTTTCTTTTAGACCTTGTTTAAGTGTATCTATTCTACCGCTCATTTGTTGTAATTTATAAACCAATTTGGACATATCGTTATCACTATTAATATAAAAATTTTTAACAACATCCAATGCAACTTCCATAGAAGTAATCAATCTTTCTGGATTATTGAATGTATCGGCCACATATATAGCCAACGCCTTACCCTTATTAGTATTAATAGTTTCAAAACACAAACTACCCTTGTGTGGAATATTCGAAGAACGTTGAGCTACAAATACCCCAAAATCCACCTTATCATCATTGATAGCATTAATCAAATCTGTTTTGAATCTACCAACCGTCTCGGTCGGGTTTTTTCGCAATGAATCGTTTGTTTGAGCCTTACTTTCTACCATACACCTAATACCATCTAGTTCAAAATAAATATCACCCTGACCATATACATTACTTACATCATTAACTACGGCTGAACTAAAATTTTTACACAATAGTTCAATTGTTAAAAGTTCAGCGAATTTACCTATCTTACTAGGTGTTAGTGAAGTTGTAATAGAACGAAGGTCGTGTTTTAGTTCATCTTTTATATTATTCATTGTACTAATAATAGATACCATTTCATTCAGCTCTTTGTTCTTGTTCATAAGTTCTTCATTTACCTTTTCTATTTTATTATAATGAGAATTTTTCAAATCAGTGATTTTATCAGATTCTTTAAAATCTGCAATTAATTCGTAAATAGTTTCTATAATAGTTTGCCTATAATCATTACTCAATCCTTCAAACCATTTATTAGCCGAACTCATATTATTAATATTATAATTATCATATCCATTATTTTTTTAAATTCATTATAGATTCATAAATTCTAACCATTTTAATTATAAAAGAATTAGAAAATTTAAAAGAAAGTTTCTAGTACATTTATTATGTGTATATGCATTTTAATGATTGTTTATTTACGTAATTATCAAAAATATTTAAACTGCTGCAACGATTTCTCCATTCTCGATATATACATTAGGCATCTTTAGCAATTCAGCTTCCTCTTTTTTGCTCAACTTTCCAGAATTTGCTCTTCGGATTTTAGATATCGTACGTTTACTTACACGACGTTTACTTACACGACGTTTGCTACTTCTACGTTTACTTCTACGACGTTTAACACTTCGACGTTTGCTACTTCTACGACGTTTAACACTTCTACGTTTACTACTTCTACGACGTTTAACACTTCTACGTTTACTACTTCTACGACGTTTACTACTTCTACGACGTTTAACACTTCTACGTTTGCTACTTCTACGTTTGCTACTTCTACGTTTACTACTTCTACGACGTTTGCTACTTCTACGTTTACTACTTCTACGACGTTTAACACTTCTACGTTTAACACTTCTACGTTTGCTACTTCTACGTTTGCTACTTCTACGTTTGCTACTACCTTTCTTGATTTTTCCGGCATGTGCTGGAGAACCAACTTTTCCTTTCTTAGCAGGTACAAGAACTACATTTGAGCGCTTGTTTGGTAAATTTTTCTGATCAAGATAGAATCGTTTGTATCTAAGTCCAACACGAACAGTAACATAGTAACCAAGTTTTTTGGACTTACTAACTTTATATACTTTGTTTTTGTATTCTACCTTCCCACTCGATGGTTCATATTTGGCATCAATGAATTCGTAACCCATTTAATATTATTAAATATTTTAATTTTTTGTTTATTTACCAAAAATATATCAACGTAATGTAAAAGTAATAAATATTTTACTACTACATTTCCAACATATAGGATTATCATAAGTTTCCGCAGAAGTTCTACATTTTATACAATAAATATGTGTACTTCTTCTTAATTGTTTCATTATATTTATTTATTAAGTATTATAATATATTTTTATATTCATTTATTTTATTTAAACAATTGTTAAAACTTATGTGTGCTTATCAAATCAAAACACTAAATTTTATTATTAATATCTTCTTTTGACTCATTTGATACACCCATAGCCATAGCCCTAGGAGAATATATCACAGTAAATCCCAAGGTAATAAGGAATGCCATAAAGTGTGTTACCCATTCTACAGTCAAGTGTGAATATATTAGTAATACAATTATTAATGAAAATACAGAACCTATTTCCATTTCCCCATTGTAATAAATAATACCATTCAAATAACCTAACAAGGACATGGGGACAATATTTATTTTAAAAACAATACTTAAATAACCCATGATAATTATTATTGTACTTATTTCCCACAACATTTGTTTATTAATTAATTATCATATTTTAAACAAGAATTACAAACAATCTTACTAAAATAATAATCTTTCATAATAAGTAGTAATGCCCATTTATTGTTTAACTACCGGTAGATCTGTTTGGAAAAGTGTAGAACAAAATGTTACGTTAGGATCAATGATATTTCTATTTTTATTATTAATAATTTCTCCTATTCTTGGAATAGCAACATATAATTCTGGTAAGAATTTTGATAATGATCTATGCAATCAATATGGAATAGATAGATTAGAAAATGATAATGAATTTTCTGTTATGACGTTGTCTGTTCTTGCAATTGTCTGTTTTCTGTTATCTGGTCTATCTTTTTATTATCACTATAATCAAAACGTTAACAATCTAGGATTAATTACACCACTACTTATATTATTTATAGCTATAATAGCTTCCGTAAGTGCCGGATTATTATCTTATTCTGATGATGCAGTAGGTGATGATAATCTTAATGTAGATTCAAAAATAAGAAATTGGTGCTATACAACCAATGATACAGCAAAAGCATTAAATGTAACGATGGTTGTATTTATGAGCATAAATATTTCCATATTCGTTGGATGGTTAACATCTACTATTGCAAGTTCTTGTGAAATACATTAATTTAAATTTTAAATTTTAAATATAATGATATGAATAATATGAACAATTACGATTATCTGTTTAAAATACTATTAATAGGCGATTCTGGTGTTGGTAAATCATCTATTTTGACATGTTTCGTTGATAATGTATTTAATAGGTCACACATATCAACAATAGGTGTTGACTTTAAAATTACTACAATAACATTAGACGACAAAATTATAAAATTACAAATATGGGATACTGCTGGTCAAGAAAGATTTAGAAATATTACAACTAGTTATTATAGGGGAGCACAGGGTATAATTGTTGTTTATGACATAACTAGTAGAGAATCATACGATAATGTTAAAATGTGGTTATCTCAGATAGATAGATATTGTAGAGATTACCCATATATTATTCTTATAGGTAATAAATCAGATATCCCAGAAAAAAGAGCCGTTGAATATAATGAAGCTCTAAAATTTGCAGAAGATAATGGTATGATTTTAATAGAAACTAGTGCAAAAAATAATTTAAATATTATTAAAATTTTTACAATGGTGTCTATTGGAATAAAAGATGATGATAAAATAGATAATGATAATATGAGCAAAAGTGTAATACTTAATAATCCAAATCATAAAATAAAAAGTTGGTGTTGTTCATAATTAAAAATATTAATTAATATTAATGGTTAATACAAGAAATCTGTTGGTCGTGACTACTTTGAGTATTTTAATTCTTATTTCTTATTATGTATTTATAATAAAAAGTTTTTATTCCAAAGTTTTTATAAGCATAGATAATTGGTGGTTTGGATTAAACAAAAACAAAAACCTAATGTATTTCTTCGGTATATCTGCTACTCTTGCAGCCATAGGATTTCTATTTTTTCAATATTATTTGTGTTTTTATTTAGAAGAATCTCAATTTTCTTCTGTTAAAAAATTTAACAAAGCAAGCGATAAAATACTAACCGAAACTATTATAGTTTTAGTTGCTGCGCTTCTATGGGCCCCTTTAACATATGGTTATTTGAAAACTAAAAACAAATGGTATAAAGTACTTAGTTCGATAGTATTGGGTGTTACTGGATTTGCTTCTATAGCTATAGCTTATTTTATAAATGACCTTACCCCCCCTTCCACGCAAAAAACATTAGCTATCATAGGTGTACTTTTATTTAGTTTTCATACTATTTTTGTAGATTTTGGGGTATGGAACGTTTTTATGTGGAATAAATAACAATATTAAATAATATAATTTCGTTTTTACATTTTACCATTTTTAGTTTCATTAACAGATTATGCAAAATGTAAATACACTCAATTAAATTAAAGAAATAATATACTTACTACTTAATGAATTTAAGTAATAAAGATACTATTATAACTGAAATACTTAGCATTAAGAATACTGATACTAAAGATTTTCTAAATTCTAAATCTATTAATGAATTGATTGTCATTAGATATGGAAAGAAAATGGAAACAGACATACAGAAAAGGAAAAATTATGAAAATAATTTATACGATTTAGATTCTAGTAGATTTAATAGAATTGTAATGAGCAGTTATAATTTTAATAAAATTAAAGAATTATATAATGATTTTATACTTAATAAGGTAAAAAGATATGAATTAATTAATAAGATTTTAGAAAAAATAAAGTTAAAAACGGACAAACTAACCAAATGGAGTACAAAAAGATTAGAGGAAAAATTGAATGCTATTGTCCTGAAAGAAAAAAATGATTCTATAATGGTCGATCTTAAAAAATATGGTGACGGTATTACTATATCATCCACACCAATTCATATTAAAATACAAAGATACAATTTTCTAGTTTTAAATGGGACTCTAGAAAATAATGAACTAAGATACTCAATATCTAAAAAAACTAGCCAATTTCTTAAAAAAATGAATAAAAGACCCATTTATAAAACATTAATGACCAAAGATATACATGAACTAGTAGATGAATTAAAAATGCTACATAAAAAATATCACCGAATTGATCTAATTAAATATTTACTACAATGTAGTTATAAGATAACATTTCTAAATAAACAAAAATTATATGTCCTAGAATATCTTAAAAGTGATCTTCAACCTTGTGAAAAAGGTTCTAGAGCAGAGTTAATTAGAAATTTGGCATCGAAAAATATCTGGTCTAGAAATACAATCAGAAATTGGGATATAGATAAACTTAAAAATGCATATACAAAAAACATACAAGATATTTATGGACCACTAAGTGAATATATATCAAATAAACCAATAACTAGATCGGAAAAAGAACGTAATAAAGATAAACCACAACACCCAAGACTAGAGAAAACAAGAGAAGAGATTCTAAAAGATATTGCAGAAACAATATTTTTTGACCTAGTAAGCTGATTTATTACAATCAAATTTACACATTGGACAGTTTACAGATTTTTCCAATAACCATTTACCTATACAATCTTCATGAAAATGGTGACCACACGGTAGTTTTACCGAATCATTGTTAGTTTCCAAACATATACTACAACATTCATCACTATGCTCTCTAGAAAATTCATTAAATTTCTTAGTCGTAACAACATTAATTTTATTATCATTAAACGGTGGTATCATATCAATATTGTTAAAATTATAAAATTCATCAAATTCAAATAAGTTTTCTATTATGTTAAATTGCGGAAAAAACATACCATAGGTAAATGAATTTGAATTTGGATTAAATGTGGGGTGTAAAATATTATTTAAATATGTATCATCGTGTAATGGATGTTCATTTAATAAATCATTAGCCAATTGGGCTATTAAATCTTTTATATTCATCCTGATATTCATTTCATCGGAATCCATTATTAATATACTACTGAATATAATATCGGATAATTAAACACACAAAAATATTAATATAATATAATGGAAGGCGATAATTTTATAACAAGTAAACAAAAATTTGTTATTGGAAAAACATGGGCCTATGTTGCATTAATATTAATTGCGGTAATTCTTATATACTTGTATAGATGTCACCACCAAGAACCAAAAGTTTTCAGAGAACCCGACTCCCTATAATATGTAAAGTTTTTGAAATAGAATTTTTAAATATTGTATAATAGTAATTATGATAATATATAAAAAAGTAATAAAACTTTCAAAAAATAAATTTGGTAGAGTGTTTAAAAGAAGAATAATTAATATTAATAGTTTATAAATGAAATTACAAAAATTCAATCCAACAACAATTAAACATCCGTCTAATATACTAATAATTGGGAAATGTTCAACTGGAAAAACTACGTTGGTTCTAGATTTACTTCACCATTTAAATATTAAAAATGGTTTTGTTGCAACAGAATTTAAATCTGAAGAATATAGAAAATTTTACCCTAACTTACCTATAAATAGTAAGGATGAATTTAAAAATATCATTAATTCCAGAGGAATTTCATTTAATGTTATAGATAGCTGTGGTTACCTTTTATCTGAAGCTAGAAAATCAAAATTAATTAATAAAATAATAATATATAATCAAAAATTTGACATCACAAATATAATAGCAAATTGTTATTTAACGGGTATTCGTATACAATGGGATGTAGATTATCTGTTTTTGTTAAAAGAAAACATAATTGATAACAATAAGAAAGCTTGGAAAAATTTTGGTAGTATGTTCAAAGAATTTAAAGATTTTCAAGTTAAATTAACAGAATATACGTCAGATTATGGTTGTATGGTATTAGATATTAAAGAACAAAAAGCTTATTGGTATAAAGCCATAAATTAATTATAGATTCCAACTTTATATGATAATCGTGAATCTTGTCAAATGGTTTTCTGCTATGAAAAGTTTTTGAAATAAAATCTTTAAATAATATATAATAGTAATTATGATAATATATAAAAAAGTAATAATCAATAATACAATTAATTACAATTAATTATGTTTATAATGTATTAGATATGCCTCTTTTAGAACCATCATTCACAATACCGTCAAATATTCCAATAATTGGTGGTGAATGGGGACCATTTATCAACCCAAATATTAGAAGTGATGAAAAGAAACAACTATTTATGCTTTTTATTGGTAGTCTAGTATTAATTTTAATATTTGGTTCTATTGCTTACTATTCAAACAAAGCGGAATTTGAAGACCCACCCAGGTCAGAAGATATTGAAAAAATTGAAATTCCGGATCATTTTACATTAAAATATTTCCTAGGACTGGACAAACTCATTGATTTTAATTCACTTATGGTTGGTATGGGTGCAGGTATAGTATTTGGACTCATAGATAATGGTGGGCTGTGGTTCGGAATGGATTCTTTAGACCCAGTTTTCGAATCAAAGTCAGTTCCGTGGATTTATGGGTACGGTGGAAGAAGGCCGTTTAGTGGATTGGAGAATGAAGTTGATTCTGTATATTATGGCGTTAAATTTAAGGATGGTATGTTAGAAGGGGGGATAAGATAGGTATTAGAACCCCACACGAAATATGTAAAAAAATACAAAATGATTATGATAAAGCCAATCATAAAATTAATAATTATGATAAAAAGTGGATTGAAAAACACAAAATGCGAGAAAATGTTAAAACAAATGAAGCTGCCTTTGCAGACCCAAACAGTCCTATGTTTTTAGGACATAATATGTCAAAGAAAGATTTTTTTACATATTTTGCACAATATAAAATTAATGAATCAACCTATAATGAAAGAATAGATAATTATAGAGATTATCTTAATAACAAAAATATACCAGAAAATGTTACAAAAGCAAATAGACTAGGAGTATTAACAAGGGATCAAAAAACTCAAAAACTTAGATATAAAAGAGATCTATCCAACCTACAAAAACTTAAATTAAAAAATATAGGATTTCCAACACAAAAATACAAAGATCAAGTGAAAATGTTAAAATATAAGATTAGTCAAAGACAAGTATGGCCAGGAAGAAGTAAAAAATTAGCACAATCATGGATGGGTGGTTGGAACCCTGGAAAACTAACACAGGCTGGTATAGGAAACACATATTCTGATTTTCTAGGAGCTTTCTTATCAACTTTTGCAGGAATATTAATTATTAATATGTCAAAGATAAGTAATGTATCCATACTAAGCGAAGTTATTGGAATCGTCTTAGGATGCATATTAGGTATATTCATACCACGACTTATTTCACCCAAAAGTTAATAGTTATGCGTTTAAATAAAAATAATAAATAATATAATTATTAGTTTTTTAAAATCTATAGTATTGTTAATGTCTAACTCAGCAGATTGTGTAGTTAGTACCTTTGGGAATAGTTTTAATTCGGCAAATACTATCAATACACCACAAAAACCATGTTTAACAAGTAACAGTAGTCCATTAGAACAATACAATGTTAAGGTAAATGGATTTGGATCAAGTGTTGATAATAACAAACCCAAACTAACCAGTTTATTTGGTGCTAAAAAGAAAAATAAAGAAAATGATGGTCAAGCAGATGATTGGTTTGCTGAAATTAATAAATTATCCGATAGTGTTGATGATACACCTTTGAATGACGACGATACACCTTTGAATGACGACGATACACCTTTGGATGACGACGATACACCTTTGGATGACGATGACAGCAGTAGTAGTGACAGTAGTAGTAGTGACAGTAGTAGTAGTGACAGCAGTAGCAGTGACAGTAGTAGTGACAGTGACAATGAATCTGTACCTTCTAAAAAACCCCTTCTACGTAAAATAATTAGACGCCGTAGCGCTTTGAAGGTAAACCCCGTAAAATACAATACAGATGATGAAAGTGATGATGATGACATACCTTTGGAAAAACCTTCTAAACAACCACTTCTTCGTAGAATAATTAGACGTCGTAGTGCTTTAAAGGTAAAACCTCCAAAATACGAAAGCGATGACGAAAGTGATGACGAAAGCGATGATGAATCTATACCTTTGGAAAAACCTTCTAAACAACCACTTCTTCGTAGAATAATTAGACGTCGTAGTGCTTTAAAGGTAAACCCTCCAAAATACGAAAGCGATAATAATAACATACCTTTGGAAAAACTTCCAAAATACGATACCGATACCGACGATGATTTACCTTTGGAACAACTTTATGAAAAATTTGCAAAGAAATCTTCAAAAAAATCTTCCCGTAAAATAACTAGACGTCGTAGCGCTTTAAAGGTAAACCCTCCAAGATACGATTGGAAGGAAAAACTAGATGAATATTATACCGAAAACAAAAATGAAAACAAAAAAATAACCGAAATAAAGAGTATTATTGAAAATAAAGTTGGTTATAAAATAGATTATAAGAAATTTAAAGAATATTTACTACTCATTATAAATAAGGATGAATATGGGAATAACAGCACTAATGACGACAGTGACGACAGTGACGACAATGATGAACCATTATTGAAGAAAATAAGCGCCCCGAAGCCACTTATAATTTCGAAAAAAATAAATAAAATAACAAGTAAACGAAAATCAATTCGTAATATTAATGCTAGACGCAAAAGTAATGTAAATCTGGTTAATAAAATATTACGTAGCGTAAAACGTACAACAAGAAGACGCAGCGCAAGAAGGCGTAGCGCAAAACGTAGCGCAAGAAGACGTAGTGCAAGACGCAACGCACCGAGACGTAGTGCAAGACGTAGTGCAAGACGTAGTGCAAGACGTAGTGCAAGACGTAGCGCAAGACGTAGTGTTAAGCGTAATGCACCAAAACGTAGTGTAAGTGTTGATGGGTTGAAACTTTACAGTACATCTAAAGGACAATATTACAATAAAAGATCAAATGGTTCAACTAAACGTGTTTATGTTTAAATTACTTATTACTTAATTCATCAACTTTGACGATCAATTCTTCTATTTTTCTTCTCATCGAATTAATAATATTAACAATATTATCTATTTGTTCTTTTATATCAATACCAAAACCATATATTTTATTCCAATATACTGCTATCAATACGATAACGGCTATCAATAAAAAAACCCAGAATAATGACATAAACGTCATAATTAAACTAAGCGCCTTCATTGATATTTTAAATGGACACATAATCAAAGATATAATCATCCCCATACTTATTAAACGTAAATATTTAATATTAGAATTAATTCAATTTTTAATTCCAACATTTATATGTTTACATTATATAAGATGAGTTCTTTAAGAAGAATAAGAAAGGCTCCTAAAGATACAGATTCTAAAAAACAACGGAGGCAACTTGAAGGTGAAGATGAACAACAACAAGGGTGTTTAAAATATTATTATAAAAATGACGAAGATTTTAAAAATAAAAATTTACCATGCCGTGATAGAAACTGGCCACATAATACAGAACAAACTAGTTTGGAAACATTTAATGACGTGGATAGTTACAACCCCCGAGAAATGAATAAATATATTAATGATTATTTTAGTAATGAAAGATTTGGTGGCGAATCACCATTTGTATTCCAACCGAATTATAAAAACAAGACAACAGAAGATATTTGCAATATTGATGAATTTAATTTAGGACCGCAGCAAAAATTTGCTGGTAAATTTATTTCAACTGAAACAACTTTCCCTGGCATGTTAGTATATCATGGATTGGGTAGTGGTAAATCTTGTACCAGTATAATTATTGGTGAATCTATGAAAAGTAGATCTAAACAAGAATTTGATAGTAGAATAAAGGGAAGGGGACCATATAAAGTATTTATAGTTGTTCCTAAAGCTGTTATAGAACAATATTATGAAGAAATTATTGGAAGAATTCAAGATGGTAATATAATATCATGCCCAGGAGCCTGTGTTATTACAGAAAACAATAATAATGATGATAAAGGTGTTCGTCAATTTTATGTTGGTGAATATGATAAGATTACTGGTAAATATTCAACGAGTGAATTAAATGAGATGGTTAACATAGAATCAAAGATAAATGAAATTTCAAAAAATCCAGAAAAACTTGGAAAAAGTAAATACAGGGAATTACTTAACAAACTGAATAAAAATTTAATAGACCTTAAATCAAGATTCCATGAAATAGTTGATACCGTTTATAACATTGTATCACACGATACTTTTTTGAATTCTGTAATGATAAAGGTCAAAGATTCTAACAAAATGATACCAACCGATTTTCTACTTCAGTCGGATGCATTCCATAGTAATAAAAGTTTACTGATAATTGACGAAATTCAAAAACTAGTGAGAGAAGATGGTAGTAAATATACAAAATTATATAATACTTTAAATATTTATGCAAGGAATAGGACAACGGGTGAATCCGCTATGAAAGTAGTACTACTAACAGCAACACCTGTTTATGATAATCCACACGAAGCTGCACTTATGATTAATTTACTTAGACCCCGTATTCCATTCCCACTAAACAGAGATAAATTTCAAGAATTATTCATAAAAACAGATATTGTTAGTAGTACTAACACACACACCAAAACATTAAAGAATCCATTTTTATTAAAATATATGCTCTCGGGTTATGTTAGTTATTTTAAAGGTGGTAATCCACAGGGTTATCCATATCGTAGAAATCATATTATGTTGCATAGGATGAAATCAGTTCAACAGAACGAATACAGTCGATCAATAATAGCAGAAATAAAAAAAGAAAAAGACAGAGTAAATTTCGATGGAATGCAACAAGGTATGTATCCTATCGCTATACAAAAATCAAATATAGCATATCCAGTAACGGAAGGTTTAAAAACTAGTTTGGAAGATGTGGCATCATTTATGTCCCTATTAAAGAAACAAAAAAGTCCAGAAGCTGTGTACAATAAGGCTTCAGAATATTCTCAAAAATTCGTGGATGTTATTAAATTGGCCGAAAAGAGTGAGGGTCCTGTTTTTATTTATAGTAAATGGATCCCCCATGGAATTGTTGGAATCTATAGTATACTTGATGCACTTGGTTGGGAATTTCTTGGACCCAATTTTAATATGTCTAAGGATGTTAATAGATATGCTATATGGAGTCCAGGTGGTTTGGATATGAAGGGTGTTAGACCCGAAGAACAAGTTAATACATACATAAAAAATATGAGAAAAATATTTAATAGTCCAGAAAATAAAGATGGTAAACTTATTAAAATACTAATAAGTAATGTTGTAGAAGGTATATCATTAAAGGGTGTTAATCAAGTACACGTATGCGAACCTTGGTGGAATATGTCTAAAATGGAACAGATTATTGCTAGAGCTATAAGATTATGTTCTCATGCTTCTTTGCCCGAAAACAGAAGATATGTTGATGTATATTATCATGCAAGTATTTTAAATTCCTACCCAAATTATGATGGATTTTTACAATCTGAATTGAAGGAGATGGATCCTAAGATGATTTATTATAAGGATTTAAGTAGGTCTACTATAGAACAAAAGATGTATATAACTGCTGAAAAAAAACAAAACATCAACGTTCAGTTTGAACTGGCATTAAAACAATCTTCTATAGATTGTAATATTAATAAAAACGGAAACATAGTTAGATTGGAAGAAACTCTTATCCCATCTATTCAAACTGATAGTTTTATAGAAACTGATGGTAGACTTCCACTATACAACAGATCAAACAATAAATACTATTTATTAGAAAATAAAGGGTCTAAATTCTATCTTATAGGACTAGACATTCTAAATGAAATTGAAATTAAAAAACCATCAAAAAAATCAACAAGCTTTAAAAAGATACACAATTGGCCACCCATAGGAATTCAACGTAACGACATTAAAATTGAATTAGAAGATTGGCAAATTAAAACAGTTGGTGGAAATGTTTCCATAACAATACTAGAAGATACACTGTTTAATACAGGTGAAATAGGTTCGGCATGTGATATTTCTGGTCCTATTAGCAAGAAAAACTTTAAAAATTTATATGGACTTGTTAGTAAAGATGAAGAATATTCTGCATGGAAATATTGTTATGATGTATCGCTCAAAACACAATTATTTGGAAAAATAGCAGTAGAATATAATCTAATTTCTGGTGGATCACCAATTCCTTTACAAAATAAATTGTATAGTTTGGTTGAAAATGCAGACACTAATGGGGTATGGGATGGGATGGGTAATAAGGAAAGAAAGAAACATATAAATACACTTGAAACACTCCTTCTTAAAAAGGAAGCCCTTAAAGATAAACAGGAATTAATTTCACAACTCTATAACATGGTTCCTTACAATATTAAAGATAAACTAAATAATTATTCATATACAGAATTATCAATAATAAAAGAAAAAATTAAATTACAAAAACATCTAACAACTAAAGTTACACCCGACATACAAGATAAACTAAATAGCTATTCAATACAGGAATTAAGGGATTTAAATAAAAGATTTAAATAAAAATGAATTATTATCTTTGTATTAAGTAAATGGGAGATTTTAAAGGATTCGACGATGATTTCGATGAAGATGAAGAAGAAGAATTATTAATAGGTAGTTTTAGAAAGAGTGATAATGAAGCACTTAATAATTTAGATAATCACGAATTGGCTAAATACCTCATAAAACATTCATCACCAACAGAAATGTTAGCCTGCCTAAAAAAACAAAATGGACTAAACGTAAATGCACTAGTAGAACTAGAACAATATATAAATGATGAAGAAGAAGAAGAATACCGCGGACCACCAAAAGATGATGGGTTAGTTAACGTTAAAACTTGGGAAGATGTTATAAGAGAATATGGTGTTGGTAAAGTATCAGAAAAAATAAAGACAGTAGGAGATCTTAGAAAGTTAATTAAGGAAGAAACAGGAGAAACCATAAAAAATGAAGAACTTATCCCAAAATGGAAAGATTTGTTAATAGAATATAAGGGAAACAATAAGAAAGAAAAGAAAGAAAAAAAGGAAAAGTCCAAAAAGAAGGAAAAGTCCAAAAAGAAAGAAAAGTCCAAAAAGAAAGAAAAGTCCAAAAAGAAGTCGTCTAAAAAGGATAACGACAGTGATAACGACAGTGATAACGACAGTGATAACGACAGTGAT